TTCGCCTACTTTGCATTTTCTTGTTGACTTTGCCTGTTTTGGACGATAGGTTGAGTTCAACCTATCGGTTAGGGCGCTCACCCAACCAGTTAGCTCAGGCGCTCACCCAACCAGTTAGCCCTTACTATCACCGAAACTATCATGGACTACTATCAAGGGTAGACAACTATCACTGGTAAAGGACTATCATGGTTAAGTGACTATCATAGGTAGAACACTATCATGATGACTATCATCCCTTCTATCATAGATTAATTATGACAATCTTCGATTGACGTTTAATTTGTTTGTTTGTCCCCTTCGGGGACAAAGGGCGCGGAAAAATCCGCGCCGAGGCGGAGGCGCAAAAAAAAGCCCCGCGACCCGAGGGCCGCGAGGCGGAGGCGGCGGAGCCGCGAGGCGGAAGGCGGGAGCCGAAACCCCCGCCAGATAATCAATTAGCGAAATAGGCCGCGATACGTTCAGCCAGACCGCGCAGCTTATCTTCAACCGCAGTTGATGGAGCGAACGAAGCCTCATCAGTATTAGTCAGCACCTCATCAATGCACTTGATGACGAAATCAAGAGACTCACCGAACTTGTCAGCATTAGCCGCTTTTGACCGATTGCCCTTTGGCTGCATGAACCCGTTAGAGATAGCGACAGGCGAGAGCTTGGCAGCAATATCCGAGGCAGATGGAACCTTGCCAAAAATAGGATTGTTACCGCCAACGCAGCGCACCTTGATAGCTTGGGCTTGCTCTAACAGCTTGGCATCATCAGGAACTGGCAGACCTTGCAATTCGAGATTGCCCCGAACCCGCTCGATTAGACCTTGACCTAATTCGTTAGGCGCGCCCTTATCATCGACCAAATCAAAGGCGACAGAGGCGGGAACTTCAACAGCTTGAACCTTGACTGGCTTGCCCTTGCGCTGGACTGTGGCCGTGACAACTTCAACAGGAACGTCAGACCACGCAGCCGATGCAATAGTGAACGCACGTTGAAACGCCATTTTATCAGCCGAGGACATTCCACCTTCAATGCCGAAGTTATCCGCAACCGCACGATACATAGCCGCAAGAAACTTGCCATCAGCCGAACCATCATCATGAACGCGACCCTTGAACATATCGCCAAGCATACAGACGCCCGACACCTCATTATCACCAGAGCCATGCGACCAGCGCATAGAGTAGAAACGATTGTCAGCAACGCCGCCAACCATCGTTGCGATACCAGATTGAGCCTGCGCCGAACCATCACGGAACATATCGAGGCCGAGCGAGATTTTAGAAGTATTAGTCATTTTAGTTAATCCTTAACTTGAGTTACAGTATTGTCCGCAGGTCTTTCCCACCGACTATTTATATATAGCCCAACTAGGCGCTTAGACCAAATCAGGTTCAGCAATTAAAACGGGAAAGCCTAACGCCAGTTAAGAACAGGCAAAGCCTAACGCCAGTTAAGCACAGCGCGAGACAAGCGCAGCCTAGCCAGAAAATAAAATCGGTCTGCTTCGCAGACATAGTTTAGTGGGAGGGTGTGACGGATTGACTATACCGTTACCCTACCTACCCCCGACCCCCCAATGGTGGCATATTGTTACCCACCACTACATACATACTATTTTGCGTATTATACGACGTCATTTTGAAAAACCATGCCCCCCACCCCCTCTTTTTCTACCCACCGGTTTCCCGACGCCTAGTACAGCCAGACCCCCCGTCAATGGTACCTTGACACACAAGACCCCCACCCCTATTATTTTTGTTCCAAGCTTTGGGTTACGGCTTCGCCGTATGGGAAGTGGGTGGCGTAGTTCAGAGGTCAGAACGGTCGCTTCGGTGTCAATGTCGCTGGTTCAAATCCAGCCCCACCCCTTTCTCTCATCGCTGCGTTGTTCTCTGCGCAGCAGCCCCCGTCACCCTAGGTGTTCGGGGGTTTATTTTTACCCTTTACTATTCTCCCACTACACTGCTACACAGCACCGCAACCCCCGGCCTCCTACAAACGGAGCTTAAGTACATGCCTATAGTAAAAGCCGAACCAAGCACGGAGTATCCAGTGCCGTTTGACCTGTCCGACGAGGAGTTTGATAACTTCGCGGATAAACTAGCTTCCATTGGAAACACAGCCGAGCTGCTTGAGCAGCTAGGTGCACCGGTAGAGTCGTCGAAAGAAAACCTCGATGAAGAGGTAGCACTGCTAGATGCAGCCATAGATAACCAGAAAATCACCCCGTTAACTAAAAGTCTACCAGCTGCCCTCGGCGCTGCGGCTTTCCTACGTGCTTATGGCCAAGGCCGGGCACTCGACGTGGACCAAGTGCGCACTGCGCTGACTAATAAGCTGCTTGAGATAGCCGACTGCGGCGAGATTAAGTACGAGCTGAAAGCGATAGAGCTGCTTGGTAAGCATAGCGACGTGGGTCTGTTCACAGAACGCAGCGAGATAAACGTCAATTATAACTCGCCTGAAGGTCTCGAGAAGGCCATCACGGACCGGGTCAAGCGCCTGCTAAATGCAGACGTCATAGATATGAAGCCACTGGGCATGGACCTCGACGAAGAGCTAGGCATCCTCGATGCTGATTTTGAAGATATACTGGATGAAGGGCTTGGCGAGCTAGACGAGATGGAAGAAGCCCAGCTAGCAGACATGGGTGACGAGTGAACATAACGCTCAAAGACATACCTAAGATATTACCCAAGCTCACACAGGCAGAGCAAGAGATACTGCTGGCCGAGTTAGACAAGCTTGAGAAGCTCAAGACGCAGGAGTTAGCGCGCAAGCGGTTCCTGAAGTTCGTGGAGCAAGTGTGGCCGTCATTCATCGGAGGACGACATCATGCAAAAATGGCAGACGCCTTCGAACGCGTTGCTCGTGGTGAGTGCAAACGCCTCATTATTAATATGCCACCGCGACACACGAAGTCGGAGTTCGCCTCTTACCTGCTCCCTGCATGGTTCCTCGGACTCAACCCCGGTAAGAAAATTATCCAGTGCTCGCACACAGGTGAGCTTGCTGTAGGCTTCGGTCGTAAAGTGCGTAACTTGGTGGATACAGAAGTGTACCACGAGACGTTTCCCGACCTCAAGCTAGCTGCAGACTCTAAGGCGGCTGGTCGGTGGAACACCAGCAAGGGTGGAGACTATTTCGCTATCGGTGTGGGCGGTGCGGTTACTGGTAAAGGTGCTGACGTGCTCATCATCGACGACCCGCACTCAGAGCAAGAAGCTGCTATCGCAGAAGTTAACCCAGATATCTACGATAAGGCATATGAGTGGTATACATCTGGTCCGCGTCAGCGTCTCCAGCCGGGTGGTGCCATCATCGTCGTAATGACACGTTGGTCTAAAAGAGACCTGACCGGGCAGATACTTAAAGATGCAGCCGCTAACGACAGCCTCGACGAGTGGGAAGTCATTGAGTTTCCAGCCATTTTGCCCAGCGGCAACCCGCTGTGGCCTGAGTTCTGGGAGTTACAGGAGCTTGAGAAAGTCAAGCGTGACGTGCCTAACAGCAAGTGGATGGCGCAGTATCAGCAGAACCCAGTAAGTGAAAGCGCCGCCATTGTTAAAAGAGAGTGGTGGCAGGAGTGGGAGAGTGACGAGCCACCCAGCTGTGACTTTGTCCTGCAGGTGTGGGATACGGCGTTCGAGAAAACGAGCCGAGCTGACTACAGTGCATGCACTACATGGGGTGTGTTCTACCACCCGGATGACAATGGCATAACGCAGGCAAATATTATCCTGCTTAATGCGTTCCGTGACCGCATGGAGTTCCCGGAGTTGAAGCGTGTGGCTGTCGAAGAGTATAAAGAGTGGCAACCAGACGGGGTCATCATCGAGAAAAAGGCTTCAGGTGCACCGCTCATCTACGAGATGCGGGCTATGGGCATACCGGTGCAAGAGTTCACCCCGACGCGGGGTAACGACAAGATATCACGCTTGAACGGCGTGGCAGACATATTTGCATCAGGCCGTGTGTGGGCACCGGGGACGCGTTGGGCGGAAGAAGTTATTGACGAAGTGGCAGAATTTCCTGCGGGTTCAAACGATGACTATGTCGATACCGTGTCTATGGCACTGCACAGGTTCAGGCGTGGAGGCTACGTGACTACGAACCTAGACGAGCCCGAAGATATCGTGTACTTTAAGTCAAATCGCAATCAGGGGTACTACTAATGGCAAATGTTAAGGCACTTTTCCCAATCGGCAAAACTCAGTGGTTAAAATGGTCTGACGACCAGCGCACAGCTTTCAACGAAGCGCGTGCAGCAGGTGTGCCATATAACGACGCTATTTTAGGCGCAAACCAAGCGCAGGCTGAAGCGAAGCCCAAGAAAAAGAGCGTGTTCGACATCATCGAGGACGTAGCAGAGGTAGCGGCGACAGTCGCGCCGGTAGTAGCGGTGGTTAAAGCCGCTACTAAGAAGAAAGCTAAGTAAATGGACATCGACAAGTCGCTCAACCAAGCCCCGCTGGGCATGTCACCGATGATGACGGAGATGGACGAGGGTCCAGACATCGAGATTGAGATTGAAGACCCTGAGAGTGTCAATATTGGCATCGACGGGATGGAGATTGAGATTGACCCGAGTGAGGACGAGGGCGACTTCAACGACAACCTAGCCGAGGACATGGACGAGGGCATGCTGACAGAGCTTGCCGGTGACCTTTTAGGTGAATTTAACGAGGATATTAGCAGCCGCAAAGACTGGATACAGACATATGTAGACGGGCTCGAGTTGCTGGGTATGAAGGTAGAAGACCGGACTGAGCCTTGGCCGGGAGCCTGTGGTGTGCATCACCCACTGTTGTCTGAAGCTGTCGTGAAGTTCCAAGCCGAGACTATGAGCGAGACATTCCCAGCCCAAGGGCCGGTGCGTACGCAGATAATCGGTAAAGAGACTAACGAGAAGAAGGACGCCGCTGCTCGCGTCCAAGAAGATATGAATTACCAGTTGACCGACGTGATGGTCGAGTATCGCCCTGAACATGAGCGCATGCTGTGGGGGTTGGGCCTTGCAGGAAACGCGTTCAAGAAGGTGTATTTCGACCCATCACTCGGTCGTCAGGTTGCAATGTATGTAGCTGCGGAAGACGTAGTTGTGCCTTATGGCGCGTCCAGCTTGGAAGTCGCTGAACGCGTCACCCATGTGATGCGGAAGACCCCGAACGAGCTTCGTAAGCTCCAAGCGTCGGGCTTTTACCGTGATGTAGACCTGCCAGACCCCGTCAATTCTATGGATGAGGTTGAGCAGAAGATTTCAGAGCAGCTCGGCTTCCGTGCCGAGACCGATGACCGGTACAAATTGCTCGAAATGCACGTAGATTTGGTCATCGAAGACGATGACTACCGCGACAAGGAAGAAAATGACCTTCAAATCGCGCTTCCGTACGTCATTACCATAGATAAAGAGACCGAAACGGTACTTTCTATTCGTCGTAACTGGAACCCAGATGACAAGAAAAAGCTTAAGCGCAACCACTTCGTACATTATTCGTATGTTCCGGGCTTTGGCTTCTACGCTTTTGGCCTTATTCACCTTATTGGTGCTTTTGCTAAGTCTGGTACCAGCCTTATTCGTCAGCTTGTCGATGCTGGTACTCTATCTAATCTACCGGGTGGATTTAAAACTAAAGGCTTGCGCGTCAAAGGTGATGACACCCCGATAAGCCCTGCTGAATGGCGCGATGTAGACGTTGCCAGCGGTACAATGCGTGATAATATCATGCCGTTGCCGTACAAAGAGCCAAGCCAAGTGCTCTACAGCCTTCTGGGTACCATCGTAGACGAAGGTCGTCGCTTCGCGGGTATGGCGGACATGAAGGTGTCTGACATGTCTGCACAGGCTCCTGTGGGCACCACGCTGGCTATTCTCGAGCGTACGTTGAAGATGATGAGTGCCGTGCAGGCACGCGTCCACTATGCGATGAAGCGCGAGTTCCAGTTACTCAAAGGTATCATCCGCGACTACACACCAGATACGTACAGCTTCGAGCCAGAAGAAGGCGGTCGTCGGGCTAAGAAGTCTGACTATGATAACGTCGATGTTATACCTGTATCTGACCCCAATGCTGCCACCATGGCGCAGAAGATTGTTCAGTATCAGGCAGTTATTCAGTTGGCACAGGGCGCGCCGCAAATCTACGACTTGCCCTATCTACACCGTCAGATGCTTGAGGTGCTAGGTATCAAGAACGCGCAGAAGCTCGTACCACTCAAGGATGGTGACGACATGAAGCCGCGTGACCCTGTGTCTGAAAACATGGACGTTATGAATGGTAAGCCGGTCAAGGCGTTTATATACCAAGACCACCAAGCACATATCGCTGTACACACAGCTGCTATGCAAGACCCCAAGATAGCGCAACTCATGGGCCAGAACCCGAACGCGCAGGCTATGATGGCCGCAGCAGCCGCACATATCCAAGAACACCTTGCGTTTGAATATCGTAGGCAGGTTGAAGAGCAGGCGGGCGTACCACTCCCAGCACCAAACGCTGAGATGGATGAGAACACCGAGTTGGCTGTTTCTCGTCTGGCCGCACAAGCTGCGACCCAGCTGCTACAGAAGAACCAAGCTGAAGCTCAACAACAGCAAGCCCAACAGATGGCACAAGACCCCATCGTGCAGATGCAGCAGCAAGAACTGCAGATTAAGCAGGGCGAGCTTGAGCTTAAGAAGCAGAAAATGATGATTGATGCAGCGGAGAAACAAGACCGTCTTGAACTCGAAGAGAAGCGCATCGCCTCACAACAAGAAATCGCTGGCCTTCAGGTCGGCGCAAAAGTTGCCACGGACAAGGCTAACTTGTCGGCAAAACAGCAGGAAGCAGGGCTTCGTATGGGTATCGAGATTGCCCGCGAAGCTGCGCAGACTGAACAACCGGACCCCGTTCCGCAAGCAACGCCTAAGGAGAATGAATGACCCATGAGTTACTGATTTACCTATCAAAAAAGGTACAAGACGAGATTGACGTGATGAGCGGCGACCTCGCCCGTGGAACTGCAAAAGACCATGGGGAATACAAATATGCTTGCGGGATTATCCGTGGGCTTATGATGTCAAACGGTTTCATTGCTGAAGCCGCACAAAGAATGGAACAAGACGATGACTGAAGAGGACAATACTCTCCCGAACACCCCAGAGATTTTTCTGGCTTCGGACGTAGATAACATCGGGGACGTCACAGTCCTACCTGACACTGACGAGAAGAAAGCCAAGCAGCTTCCAGACCCATCAGGCTATCGCATCTTGTGCGCTATCCCTGAAGTCGAAGAGAAGACCGCTGGCGGTATCTTCAAGGCCGACTCTACCAAGCAGTATGAAGAACTTACCACTCCAGTGCTTATGGTGCTGAAGATGGGTCCAGATTGCTACAAGGACGAGAAACGCTTCCCGTCTGGCCCATGGTGCCAAGAAGGTGACTTCATCCTGACCCGCCCAATGGCAGGTAGCCGTGTGAAAATTCACGGTCGTGAGTTCCGCATCATCAACGACGACAGTGTAGAAGGTGTTGTTGAAGACCCTCGGGGCATTTCCCGCGCTTAACGGACGTAACCCGTACAAAGGAGAATGACATGAGTATGCAGAATGATGACTTCGACGATTTTTCGTACGAAGTCGAAGACGAAACCCCCGTTTCTGAGGCTGATAAGCCCGAGATTGAAATTGAAGATGATACCCCTGAGGCAGACCGTGGCCGTGAGCCAATGCCGAAGGAACTTGTTGAGGAACTAGAAGCCGATGAACTCGGTGAGTATTCCGATAAGGTAAAGACACGTCTGAAGCAGATGAAGAAAGTCTGGCACGACGAACGCCGTGAAAAAGAACGCGAGATGCGTGAAAAGACGGAAGCTCTTTCCGTTGCGCAACGTATTCTCGAAGAAAACCGCAGGTTAAAAAATACACTGATGCAGGGTGAACAGTCCCTACTCGGAAGTTATAAACAAACTGCGGAATTTGAGGCTGCTGCAGCTAAACGTGAGTTTAAAGAAGCCTACGAGTCAGGTGATGCAGACCGTCTCGCAGACGCTCAAGAGAAGCTTGCACAGGTTAATTACCGCATGCAGCAAATCAATAATTACCGTCCTACTTTACAGCGGGAAAGTAATGAGGTAGAAATACCGCAACAGCAGGTGCAAACTCAGCAGCTGGACCAGAAAACTATGGCGTGGCAAGAGCGCAATACGTGGTATGGTTCCGACCCAGAGATGACAGCAACTGCTCTTGGGCTTCACCAGAGGCTCATAAATGAACGTGGCCCGCAGTTTGCAGGCACCGACGAATATTGGGGCGTTGTAGACAAAACTATGCGCCGTCGCTTCTCCGATTACTTCGGAGATGAAATGGATAGTGGCGATACCAGACCCACTGCACGCGAACAAAAAGCGTCGTCAGTCGTTGCTCCAGCCTCACGAACACGGTCCCCCAAAAAGATTGTGTTGAAACAGTCCCAATTGGCAATTGCAAAACGTCTAGGCTTAACGCCTGAACAGTATGCCCGTGAACTAGTGAAGATGGAGAAGTAAAATGACTAACATTATTGACGCCCTTGAAGGTACAACGGGTTCTACCCGTGCCCCTCGTGAGACTCGTGCAGAAGCTGAACGTCCTAAAGTATGGCAACCGGCATCGACCCTGCCAGAACCGGACAAGGAAGCTGGTTATGCGTACCGTTGGGTACGTGTAGCATCAATGGGCCAGAATGACCCTCGCAATATCTCGTCCAAACTACGGGAAGGTTGGGAGCCGGTTAGCATTAAGGAACAACCTCAGTTCCAGATGTTGGTAGACCCAGATAGCCGTTTCAAAGACAACATCGAAGTCGCAGGACTGTTGTTGTGCAAGGCACCAGAAGAACTGATGCGTCAGCGTAAGGAATACTTCGCTAACAAAAACCAGTCTCAGATGGACTCCGTGGACAATAACTTCATGCGTGAGAACGACGCTCGTATGCCACTCTTTAGGGAAAAACGGTCTACGACGTCATTTGGCAAAGGCAAATAGCTAAAGGAGCTATAAAATGGCATACCCTTCTGTTACCAGCCCTTACGGGCTAATCCCAATCAATTTGATTGGCGGACAGGTTTTTGCTGGTGCAACTCGTCAACTTCCAATCGCGGTTAACTCCTCGACTGCCATTTTCTATGGTGACGTCGTTAAGTTGCTCGCAGGCGGTACTGTTGGCAAGGACACTGGTACAGACGCTGCTACACCTGTCGGTGTTTTCCTTGGTTGTACCTATACGGACCCAACCTTCGGTTTGACATTCCGTCAGTACTACCCCGGCACCACGAACATCAGTGACATCACAGCATACGTTCAGGAAGACCCTGATGCGTTGTTCAAGGTCGCTGTATGCGCTGGTACCAACTCGAACACCGTCAGCTTTGTAACACAAGCTGCTGTTGGTTCGAACCTCAAGCTCGCTAACGGTGCGAACAACGTAGGTTCAACTTCGACCGGTAACTCCAAGGTCGGTGTAGACTCGACTGAAGGTACTACTTCGACGTGGCCTATCCGCGTTGTGGACGTTGTTCCTGAGACCGCTCTTGCAGGTAACCCCGGTTCTTACACCGAAGTTATCGTAAAGTGGAACCAAGGCACCCACAGCTACCTCAACCCAACCGGTCTGGCATAAGGAGACTGAACAATGGCAATTTCACGCGCACAACTTCTTAAAGAACTGTTGCCCGGACTGAACGCTTTGTTCGGCCTTGAGTATGCACGTTACGGCGAAGAGCACAAAGAAATCTACGAAACAGAGACTTCTGAGCGTTCTTTCGAAGAAGAAACCAAGCTGTCGGGCTTCTCGGCTGCTCCGGTTAAGAACGAAGGTTCGGCCATCGCGTACGACAACGCGCAGGAAGTCTTCACTGCTCGCTACAACCATGAAACGATTGCCCTCGGGTTCTCGCTCACGGAAGAAGCGATTGAAGATAACTTGTACGACTCGTTGTCCTCGCGCTATACGAAGGCACTGGCTCGCGCCATGGCCTACACCAAGCAGACCAAGGCTGCTGCAACCTTGAACAATGGCTTCGACACCGATTATCCCGGTGGCGACGGCGTTCCATTGTTCTCGGCTTCGCACCCATTGGTTTCTGGTGGCACGAACTCGAACATCCCAAGCACTCCTGCTGATTTGAACGAAACGTCGCTTGAAGCGGCTGTAATTCAGATTGCAGCGTGGACGGATGAACGTGGCCTGCTCATCGCGGCTAAACCGCGTAAGCTCATCGTACCACCAAGCCTGATGTTTGTTGCTACTCGCTTGCTCGAAACCGAACTTCGCGTTTCGACTGCAGACAACGACATCAACGCACTGAAGTCGAACGGCTCTATCCCAGAAGGTTACGCCGTAAACCACTTCTTGACCGACACGGATGCATGGTTCTTGACCACAGACGTGCCAAACGGTCTGAAGCACTTTGTTCGTACGCCAATGGCGACGGGCATGGACGGTGACTTCGACACCGGTAACGTACGTTACAAGGCTCGTGAGCGTCTC